ATATCCATAAGTGCTACCTACATAGTAGTTTGGTATAGGATTACTCTTTAAGTCCTCTATAACTTCTTTAGCTTCGTCTCTGTTCCTTGTATAGTCGTAGTAGTATTTACTCTTTGCCATTTCTTTTACGTTTTGCTTTTGCCCACGCTGTTTTCTGATTGTGATGTGGTAGACATAAAGTCATTAAGTTATCTTGATTCAGTCTATCTCCACCATCTTTAATCTCTATAATGTGGTCTATAATTATCTTATCTTTATAATTTACTTTGCCTTCCTCAGTACACCATCTGCAATGAGGCTCTCGTTCTATATGCCATTTCCTAAGGTTTCTCCAAGCTCTACTATTATAGAAGTCATAGTTCTCAGACTTATGCTTCTCAGTAAAGCCAGTAGTCTTTTTGCTACTTGCTATCCATTTCTTTTTCTTTCCCTTTGGTAGATTAGGCATTAGTTTAAAAATTCTATATCGTTGTCATCGTATTCTGGTAGCTTATACTCTATAGATATTATTGGTGGTATTCCGTTGTTGTTTAGCCAATCCTCTAAGTTATCTATTAAAGTATCTATAGCTCTATCTTTTGCATCGTCTAGTAGTTCTGTATCTTCTACCTTTAATTCTATACTAATACTTGCTACTATCTTCATTTCTTTTATTTTCTTCTGCTATAAAGCCTACTATAAAATAGTGTATAAATATTACAGCAAATATAGGCAAACAGCTTAATAGTATTATTAAGGCTATCAGCGTTCTAAATATACTTTTTAAAATCCTCAACATCTAAATAGGTTTTAGTATAATATTTATCTGCATTCCTTTCTATTCTTTTTTCTTCTACTCTGTAATCCTCTCTATATCCAAACATTAATTGAAATCCTATGTCTGATGTTATCTTTTTAGGCAATACTAATTCTAGTCCGTTCTCCGTTCTTTTATATATCTCTTGGTGTCTGGTTGCCCTATTAGACTTCAAGAGTTGATTTATATTTATTTATTATCCTCTCCATCTGTGACTCATACCATATAGGAAAATCGTAGGCTTGTTCGCTTTGCTCCCATACTCTATATAGTACAGCTCTTAATCTTTGTGAGGCTGTCTTAGTCTTACCTACTTCAAAGTCTGTGGTAAACTTCTCGACTTCCTCTTGTTCTGCCTTGCTTATATCGTCAGAACTTATCAAAACCATTCCAGGAGACTTACGTAAGCTAAACACTCTCATCATTGTCTCTTCTGGTAGCTCTTGAGTATGTATGTTTATACTAAGAGTTCCGTCTGCTAGAGTGCTTACTTTGTTTACTCCTCCCTCGAATATTACTGTTTTCTTCATTGTTGTAAATATATAAAATAGATTCAATTTCCCAATCTTTTGGGTCTAAAGTTTTAAACAATCGATTGTTAATCCAGCTCTCTAATCTTTTGTTTATAATTTTCGATTGCTTCTTCATAATCAGCTCTTGTTAATTTTACTACTATATGCATTCTACTTTCTAACTCATCGACTGTACCCTTACCCCATTTATTTTCTACTCCTCTTGCTGCTTTTATTTGGTTTCCGTTTAAAAAAGTATTACAATAACTACACTGGCTATTAACATTTTGTTCTGAGTATCGAATACTGAGGTAACGTCTGCTGAATAGATGCCCAGCGTGTATCCTACCTCCAAAAGCTGGATATTCTTTACCACAACTAATACACTTGCAATTGCCTTTATAATCGCTGTCACGCTTTCTAATGTACTCGCTAAATACTTTATCTAGCTTTTTCTTAAGTTTACTTATTGTTGTGGGCATTGCCTATCTTTTTTATCTCTCTTTTATCTATTGCCTTACTAAATGATTCAACACGCTTTTTATAGAGTTCATATTGGTCTATTTGATTAGTCTGTCTTTTTAATGCTTTAGACATCTTGTAACTTCTGAGAGCCTCGTTCCACATTGGTACGTTTACAAAGTGTGGTCCATCGTTTTCTCTTATGTGTTTATTTAATGCAAATCTTACCTCCTCTAATTCCATTGAGCCATAGTTAGTAGCTAAATCGTTGCAGAATAAATTAGTCATCTGTACTATTATCTCAGCTTCTGGAGCTTGTCCTAGCTGAACATAAAGCGTAGATATAACGTCATAGCATTGTCTTTTTAGTTCTTTAATGTTGTGTGCGTATAAATACCACACTTGTTTACTTTTGTCTTTCATCTTTAGTTTGTTGTATGTGTTTCCACCCAGTTATTAAATAATGTGCATCCCAAGTTATTCTGTTTCTGTATTTATTGTCAGTCTTGTAAATCTCAAACATCTTTTTTATAGTAACGTCTTTGCGCTCTTTTATATCTAAGTAATCAATCATTAACTTGTTTTTTTACTTCTATTAATACTTCCATAAGGCTGTCATATATCAGCTCTAGTTCCTTACTACTTTCTGTCCATTGTAGTATCTCTCTCTCATATTGTGCAGCTACTTTTAAAAGTCTGTTAAACTTTAGCTTTACTATTCCAGCGTGTGCGCCTTTTAAGTTGTATAGTTGCTCATTAAAGCACCTAAACGTAGCTATCAATAGATTCAGTTCTGCTGTTTGTTCTTTAGTCATTGTATTCTTTGTTTATCATTTCTAGTCCTTTGTGATAGTTGCTAAGTATCTTTTGGACTTTAGTTTGTTTTTCTGTTTTAAGCTCAAACAATCCTTTCCAGCCATTCTCTATAGACTGCTGGATAATTTGCGCCTGGTGTTCTTTGTTGTTGTTGGAGATTCTTAATAGCTTAGAAATGGCAGCAGCCTCTCCTAATGGTTTGTAGGTAGTTCTAAATTGTTCTTTCCTAAATTCTTTCCATAAATTCCAAGCCTCTAAATTCAATTCAAAAGGATAATCCCTTTCTGTTTTAGTATTATCAGTATTTAGTTTATTTAAGTATTTAGTATTATTAGTATTTAGTAGTGGTCGATTTTCAACATCTAGAATTTCTACATCTTGATTTTCTATTTCTTGAAAATCGGTATGTGGTTTTTCAAAGACTATATAATCCCAGCTAACTATCTTACCTTTATCTCTTATTTGCTCTCGTTTCATATAGCCATTAGATGTCAGCTCTTTAAAGGCTGAGTAGATAGCAGACTTGCCATCTGTACTCCATTTCTCAACCTCCTCAACGTAGAGCTTCCAGTCGTTAGGCAAAGCCAAGAGATGGCATAGCAACCCCTTAGCTTTTAACGACAAGTTCTTATTAAAGATAAACTCATTGTTGATTGTGGTAAAGTTCTTAGACTTCTCTACTCTAATTCGCTTCATTTTCTATTTTATATTGAGCGTAACTAACTGGCTCTCCAAACTTATTCTCTGACTTGAGAATAGTAGTAGAAATGTTATATCCCTCATCTTTTAGAATAAATACTACAGCAGCTAATCGCATAATGCTATAGTCAAAAAATGCTTGTACTGGAGTTATTGGTCCAATCTCTTTAAGATGTCTAAGCACCTTGTCCTTCTGTGATAATTTCGTTTTCATCTTTGTTATAAAATTTGGTTAATTTTTCTTTTAATTCTAGTTGTGATTCTTTATTAGCTTGTAATCGTTGTATGACTTCCATAAGTTCTTCTACCTCAACTACATTTAAGTCACTTTTTACCATCTGCAATATAGTATTATATTTTTTAAAGTAATAAGTATCTGTATCAACTAACTGCATATTCAGTTTATAGTGGTGCATTACAGTAGCGTGATTTACTTTAAAATACTTTGCAATGTGCAGATAAGGCATTCTAAGAACATCTCTAGCTATGGCGTATGTCATACGCTTAATATCTACTATATGTCGTTCTCTTGACCTACTTTTAAAATCTTTTGTGGATATGTTACCAATGTAACAAGCTGTCTCTACTATTCTATCTAATTTATCCATCAAATTCTGGTTTTACTCGTTCATAAATCTCTGGAGCTATGTCTTTTAGCTTCCTAAGTACTTTCCTAGATTCTCTCCTAGCGTTCTCTCTGCACGTCTTACTGATGTCAGTTCCAGTAGCAGAATTTATTATAAGATGAGATTCTTTAAGTATCTTGTCTACTCGCTCTTTCTTTTTCATATTCTTTTTGTTTTAAAAACCATTCTTGAAGCTCTTGACATTGCTCTTGTCTTATAATTGTTTCAGAGATATATTTATCTCCAACATTAATATACCAATCTGCTAGTCTAAGTTCAAAGTGGTCATCGTGTTCTATAAGCTCTGTAGCTTTCTTGTTTAAGTGTAACCAACCTTTGCCACGTCTTAATCTAAAGCAGTAGCTAGTATCGTGGTCATATACTTCGTCACGTGATTGTTTACTAAAAAGGTAAGTCTGTGCCATTGTTTGTTGATTTTGGTTTAACATCGTTTATAATCCATTCTGTGAAAGTATCAGCAATCTCAATAATCTCTGCTGGTCCTCCATCATTAGCTATACAATAATCTATAGCGCATTTGAGAGATACTTGTTTTGCTATTGCAATCTCTTTCTTTTTGTCTTTAGCGTTCCATTCTTCTTTAGTCATTTTACTGCTAGTATTAGCTTTTAATCCTCCACCTTGAAAAGTAGAAGCTGGTTTAATCTTATTGATTGTAGTACCGTTGTACTCTCTTGTAGTTACTTCTATTGAAGCTGTCTGACCTTCAATGAATTTGTTTTGAGTTTCTGTCTTGGATAGGTACTCGCCCTTAAATCCATCTTCAAACTCTAATAGCCACTTATAAAAGTGTCCGTATTGAGATTCAAAATCTCCTACTTGTTTTACTGATTTTACTACTTTTTCCATAATATTTATTGATTTTAATTAGTTCCGTATTTAATGTAAAAAACTACCATAGTGATAAAAGAGCCACTATAAAGGCTTAATACCTCTGTGTAGTATGTTGGTATCAAATTTAATAGAAGAAGCGTTAGAAACGCTAAAACCATTAAATAAGAGCATAATTGAGTTAGTGTAAAGCTAAAAAATTGTACTTGTGTACCTAATTCCATTTTAGCATCTAAGTAAGTTGGTTTGTGTAAATCTTGCATTGTTAGTTGTTTTAAAAAGGGGAGATTGCTCTCCCCATTGTTATTATTTGTTTGCGTGTAATTTAGCTATAATTTCTCTAGCTGCTTGAGCTATCATTTTTTTATTGTGTTCAGTTCCTGGATAAGTCATTCCAACTGATTTAAGTAACTCTCTTGCTTCTTCGATTGTAATGTTTTTGTTTGTAGTTGTCATTGTTTTGTGTTTTAGTTTGTTAATTATGGTGTAAATATACAACGCTTTTTTAAACTGTGCAAACTTTTTAACAAAAAAAGTGTATTTTTTTTAGTTTACTAGAGTAAAAAAATGTTAAAGTTTTTTAAATATAGGCATAAAAAAAGAGGATATTCGCTAAAATATCCCCCTCAAACAAACTAATAATCACACTTAAAACGATTATTTCTAACCAAAAACGTTGCAAATATATTAAAAAATATGAGTTAAGTGTGCTATTTGTCCAAATTCGTTATGAATAAATCCTTCAACAGCTTTAATACTACCAGTATAACCCTTTTGATAGTGCCAAGCATCAGAGCCACTTGGAGAGCGTAAAAACTCTACTGTTACTCCTACATTGTCAAAGCTAGTCATAAATTTATATCGTTGTTTGTGGTGTAAATGATGTAAATACCAGTAACGATACTTAGTATCTGCCCACATCTTAGGTTTTTCTTGTGCCATTAACAAGGGTAAACTGGGCAGTTTTGCACCATCTCCGTGAGTCAATCCTATTAGACTATTTTTATACTTATAATACTTTCTGTGCATTGGTTCAGCATCTACGCTTACAGCTTCTGTATTTCTATACCAAGCCTTGAGAGCGTGTGCTAAATGAAAGCCACTCATATAGTCGTGGTTACTCATAGAGTGAACACAATCGACTGGAGCTATCTGCATTAACATTTCTACTACCTCAACATAAAGCTCTAGAGCCTCTGTAAAGTGTTTATGCCATTTACCGTCTACATCTTGTGCAGTTCCTTTTGTAGTTGTTTTATGTATGTTGTCTGTGTGTAGTATATCATTACCAATACAAAACAAAATACGTTCTATAGGATAGCCCTCAGCGTTTCTTAGAATACCTTTTACTCCATCTCTAACTCTGTTCTTAGCGATGTCTATATTGTATTCATCTCCAGTTTCACTAGCATCTGCATACTTTCCAATGTGAACGTCTGCTGGATTGATTATAAGTAGGTGGCCATCTTGTCTAGTAGGATAATCAATGGAGGGATATTTAGGAGAGTATTGTGAGATAAGCTCCTCAATAGATTGTAAAAAGTCATCTTTAGTATATTCATTAGGTTTTGCAAATATTGAAAACTTTTGGCTCTTATACCAATAATGAGAAACAGAGCCGACATCTATACCAACTTCGTTACACTCATCAGCTAGTAACGATTGTCTTTTTTTGTCGTTTCTATATTCATCTACTAATTTCCATTCATCTTCTTTAAGTCTATACCTCTTAAAGTCTTTCATTTATTTTTGATTTTCTCTAATCCTCTAGAACCAAAATAAGCACCTATACAAGTTATTAAAACTATCTGTAATAAGTCTACCCATTTATCTTCTACAATAAAGTCTATAACTCCAGCGTCTATAAATATAAGCAAAGTAGTTGAAACTACAAGCCAAGCTAAGACTAATGGTCTAATGTTTCTTGGTAGCCAACTAGATTGTAAGTTATCTGACTCCCATCGTTTTGTAACTTCTTGTTCTATTAGAGCCTCTTGCTCTTGGATAATCTTTTGCAGTTCGTTCTTTAACTGCATTTTTTCTTCTGTGCTTGTGATACATTCGTCAATTATTGTATCAGCTTTGCCTAATAAGTTGCCAAGTATATTTCCTAGTATAGCCATATAGCGTCAGTCTTTTGTGAGTCGTCAGTATGTATAAATGATTTTGCAATGCCAAGCCTCCTTGTTAAGCCAACCTCAGCTAAAGCTCTTATAATCTTTTGTCTATTTATGCTATTATCACAAGCTATATCTACTGCTTTGCAAGGTATCAATGTGTGAGCTGAATCTTGTACTCCTCCAACATCTAAATTATGTTGTGGACTTCTATAACCACTTGTAATGAAAAAAGGAATACCAGCTATTGCTCTAGCTTTATCTAATTTTTTCAAGAATTTAGGACACATATTATTAACTCCAGGTAAGTCGGGTGACTCAAACTCACTTAGCTTAAAATATTTCAATGCCATTTCTTTCTCTATGTTTTCTACGCTTTTCTTCCAAATATCAAATTTCATCCTTGTCCTCTGCTTGGTTTTTTTCTTTGTGATTTACTAAGGTTCTTAGAGTGTACTCCCTTACGTTTTACTTTAGGTTTCTTTCTAAAGTTATTACTTATTACCTTTGCCATTCTTTCTCTTATTTCTGTAATACATAAATCGGTCTATAGTATATATAATGGAGACTACTAATAGAGTTATCTGTAGCATCTCGTGTAATGTTGTAAAGCTAATTGATAGAGATACGCTATTTAAGCCTAGAACGTCAGCATTTTCTTTTATCATATTTTTCATTATTGTCGTGGGTCTGTGCTAATTAATAGCGTTAATGTTGCATAAAATTTATCACTACTAGAAGTGCTTCCAGTCTTTCTAAAAGCTGGTATAAGACATTCACTATCAGTAAGTGTTTTTGTTAGTTGTACATCTCTGTTAAATACATAGTTTACATCGTTTTGAGAAGTAAATGCAAAACTATCTACTAATGATATTAGAGATGCAGTATTTCCGTTCTCTGTTATCCTCTTCTGCCATAACTCAAATACTCCGTTATGCCCAGTAGTAGAATCAGTCTGAACATCCCAAGTAATTCTTTCTATTTTACATCCATTGTGTGGACTTCTAAAAATATTAAAAACAGTAGCCTCGTTAGATATTGTATCTCCATCAGCCCAAACTGCACCAGCATTAATTGAAATGTCTGTTGGATATTGTGGATTGATTAGGTTAGTATTTGCGTGAGTATTACCTACCTCAAAAAGTTTATGAGTTACTATAGTATAGTCTCTAAATATAGTGTCCCATTTATCTAGGTTAGATTGTATTACAATGCTTCCCTCTGGTATAATAGTATCAAATGTAGTAGAGCTAAACTCTAGCCTAGTGCTGGTGGTAGTTAAATCAGATGTTAAAGTCACGTTGTATTCTCTACCAGTTCCTTTGTGTATAATCTTGACTGTTTCGCCACTTGTAGCCATTAACATAGTCGGACTATATATCTGTAAAAAAGTAGTAGTAGCTGTTGTAGATGAAACAGAAACCGTAGCTAAGACTTGATTATTTAAGTATCCTTGTAAACTCATTACCAGCTATTAGTGTTTATTGTGTTGTTAGTGTCTATAGTTTCAGCCTCTACTGAATCTGTTAGAGTTGTGGTATTAGTGTTAATCTCATACCATTCGCCTTGCCAAGTGTCTTCATTAGCTATGAATGTTGTCTGATAAGGCACAAATAAAGAACTGTCTATAGTAATTCCATTATGAAATTTGTATCCGTTAGTGCTTACATTATTAGTCAATATTTTTAAAGCACCATCAAAGACTCTAGCTCCTTCATTTTGTCCAGCCATTATCTCACTAAGCAACAGCTTAGAGATAGCTTTACCACTACCACCTCCGTAGGCTTCCCAAGTTATATTAGTGCCATCATCCCAAGAGGTATTGTTATAACATTGTAATCTACCAACATTTGTAGCAGTTGGTCCAGAGCCAATCTGCAAGTCTCCAACCTCATAAGTTAATCCATTAGTGATATTCTGAGAGGTTACAAACTTTTGAATCGATGTACTTTCCCCATCTATATATGATTGAAAAATCTGTATGTTAGAACTTTCTGGAGCTGAGTATATATACAATTTAGCTTGGTCTGTTGCAGATGTTATTTCTGTACCATCTTCAGCAACGTCTGTACTATTACCATAGTCATAATATACTTTTGCATAGCATTCAAAATATAAATTTCCACCAATAGGAACTTGAGCAGTCTCAAAGTTTAATATAAACTCATTAATAGGTGTGGCATTAAACAAACCAGAATCTCCAAAAATTGAATAAGGCACAGCGTAATTTGGAGCATTACCCCAAACATCATTAGTAGTCCATTGTGCTAGACCACCATTAGTATAAGTAGAACGAGCATATCGAACATCTCCAGCACCATCGTCTAATTTTAATCTATGATAAAATAAAATAGATTGATTATCAGTAAAACCCCAGTTTGCATATGTAGCATCTATTGCTCTGTTGAATGTTCTTGTAACTTTTATAGTCTGACCATCTAAAAGCTCTAGCTCCCCCATATAGTAAGAAGCATAATCAGCAGAGGTGCTCAAGTCATTTATTCCATAAATACCAGAGTCAGTATTAAATCCTAGACCAGTACTGTGCCAACCGTTCCAAGCTACTAGAGAATTGTTTACCGTGTTACTTGTGCCACTTGCGTTAGTGACTGTTAAAGGTAGTAAATCATAACTCTGAAACATTTCGTAGTTTAAAGTTGCTTCTTTCAAAATACCTAAATAGTCAAACTTATTACCAGCTAATCTAGTTATGTTTGTGCCATCTTCTGAGGTGTTTAGGTCTATAGAACCATAAAAGTCTGGAGTGTGTGTGCTTCCGTTGTTTCCTTTCTTATAGTCTCTATAATATTGGTCAGCACTATCCATTTCTTCGTAGGTGTTCACTTGTATAAAATACCATATTCCCTCACTTAAAAACAATCTAGCTCCAAAGGCTTTGCATATTTGATTTAACAGTTTAAATGCTGTATCTGCTTGTCTTGTTCCATTGTTGTCTACTGGAGCGTAAGAAGCAGCTAAAAAACGAGTGTTGTTTAGTGGGTCTGTTGCGCTGTTTCTAGGTATTTGTGTATTAGTCCAATCTACCATAGTTCTGATAAATCGGTCATCTGTTGCCCAGTTGTTATCTGTGTTAATGTCTGTGTTTATAGCGTTAAATACATAACGATAACAAGAGTAAGCTAAATTAAAATCATAAGCTACATCCTCATTGAATGGTATATTTTCTAAAGCAGCTAGACCACAAATAGCAGTAAGTGTAAATTGTCTAGGCAAAGATTCGTCAGCCTCTGGATTTATCTCGTTTAATAGATTACCAGCCCAAAACAGACTATATGTAGTTCCATTAGTAGAAGATTCTATTTTTAATTGCCACCTTTTATATTCGCTAGTTCTTATAGAGTCTAAGATACTTTGTTTAGCACTATTATTAGGGTCATTGACAAACATAGTAAACTTGACTTCTGATGGAATTAGACCAGTAAATCTATCGTCTGTGTCTGTTTGGTATGTTAAGTCAAAACCATTACCAGCCACCTCAACATCATATTGAGTAGCTGTAGAGCTTTGTGTGTCAATTATAGAGACTTTGTAATAAGTACCTCTATCGCTTTGAAATTCTCCTACTAATCTAGTATCTATTGCCATTAGTAACCTCTTGTTCTATTTCTATTCTTTCTTGCTCTGTCTGAGCTTAGTAATATATCAGCTCCACTTATTGTACCAAATACTTCTGTAGAGCCTCCGTTCGTTCCTATCATAGATTTTAGTTTATCTAATGGAGCAATGACTTCTGGATTAGCCATTGATGTTCCTGGACCTTCTCCAACCATAGCTAAAGTTGCTCCAGTAGCTAAACCTCCATCAGCCATAAATAAACCTTTTAAAGCTGTTCCTATACCACCAACACCACCAATATCGCTTAAGCCTAGCATTTTTCCAAAATAACTTCCACCTAACAAAGCATTTAGAGCTAATGTTGCAGCTAATTGAGCCATCAATGCTGACATAGCTCGTTTAGAGCCTTCTACAAAAGATTTAAAGAAACCATCTGAACTCTGCAACGCTTGTGCAAAAGTTCCTTGTAAAACATTGCCAAAAGACTCAAAACTTCTTGAAAGTTCATTACCTACTATATCAAAACCAGATAAACTCTCCTCAAAGTTTTGAACAATAGGTTCTAAATTAACAAAATCATTTTTTAATTCTTTCAGTGCAACTGAAGTAACTTTTATTGGCTCTATTATTGGTAATGCTAAAGCCTCAGCTTTACGTTTAGCCATTCTAGCTCTACCTTCTCTCTCCTCTTGAGACATTTGTACTGGCTTTTTCTTAGGCACAATCTTTGTTCCTTTAAAAGCTCCTGTTCTTCTTCTTAGTTCTTCAATAGTAAATACTTGACCAGACTGGTCTTGTATTGAAAAATCTAAAGCTATATCTTCTTCCTTTTTAAGTAGTCCTAATTTTTCTAATAATTTCTCAACTGATGATTTAACATTATCAAAGACAGTTACTAAATCATCCCAATAGGTATAAATACCTTGAGCAGCTAAAATAACTCCAGCTATAATTTTACCTTGTGGAGTCAAAGCAACTAATGCCCTTCCTAATGTTTTAAGAGCTGGAATTAAACTACCTAAAAAGAACTTTCTAAGTCTAGCAAATGTTGTAATCATTTTACCAACAATAAACAATATAGGACCAATGATAGCAGCTAATCCAGCAAAAGCTACTACACTTTCTTTAGTTTCTTTAGATGTACCTTGTAAAGTATCAGCAAACACTTGTAATATGTTTTTTAATGGCTCAATACCTTCAAGAATAATTTCCCCTAGTTGTTCATTAACATCTCCTAATTGATTGCTTAATTGCTGTAATGGTCCAAGTCCTTCTGTAGCTATTGCTTTAGCTTGACCCCCAAATTTTTCAGTTAATGTCTCTGTCAGTTTTATAGCTTTTTCTTGTGCTGTCATTGCTGGATTTAATCCAGTATCAAAATATCTTTTTAGAGCATCAGTACTAGTTCCTATTGTTTTACCTACTAATGAAGCTGCTGTTTTCAAATCTACTCCCATACCAGTTGCAAAATCTTGCAAAGCTGGAGTAATCATTAATATCTGTTGTTCTGTTAATCCTAACTGAGCCAAAAAAGATTGTGCTTCTATAGTAGCTTCATCGCCAAACAAAGTAACTTTTTGTAATTCTCTAGCTTGTTCAGTTAAATTTTCAAAAGCCTCTGTATTACCTTTTAAAGCTGTTCTAAGTTTAGTTTCAGCTTTTATTTGTTCATCAAATGCTTTAACTGCTAAACCACCAAAAGCTACAATAGGTAAAGTTAAATTTCTACTCAAAGTTTGTCCAGTCCTTTGCATAGACTTTCCAAATTTCTTCATTCTATTAGTAGACTTTCTTAAAGCACTTTGAAACTGCTTATCGTTTAATGATAATTTGACGCTTAATGTTTTCTCAGCCATTGTCTTTGTTTAACAATTCGTATTTCTTTTTTATATATTCTGCCCTTTTCTTTTGTTTATTGATGTCGGTCTTAACTTGTTTCTTTTCCCATTCAAACTTCATCAGCTTCTGAGGAGTTAGGTTTTGTCCTTTCTTAGTGTGTGGCTGTAAATTAACACAAGCCAACCATCTTACTCGTTCCCATTCCCATTGCTGTTCTTTCTCTACTCTATCGTTTACGCCTTTCTGCATACAGAGAAACTCGTGGAAAGTCAAACTCCAAAAGTCTTTAGGTAATAATCCGAAGCCATAACCTATAGCCTCTAACTTATCCCAAGTTACTTCTTCTTTGCCACTTTCTTCGTGGCTTTGTCGTTTCCCTCCGTTTCAAATTTAGCAGAGAATTGCTCTGAGAATACTTCTAGCACTTTATTTAAAGCCTCAAAATCTTCGTCTAGCAAGTCTGCGACATCATCAACATTTAAAGAACATTCTTGACCACTCACTCTTGAGCCATCTTTTATTCCGTTTAGGATTAGATAACAAGCATCGTCTAAGCTCATACCATCTCCTAGCTTATCTAAGTCAGCTAAACTTCTTCCAGTATCTTTACAGAATAACCTCAACGAGTTCATTCCAAATCTTACTGGGTAATCTTTTCCGTTTATTATAACTACTTCGTACATATCTTTGTTAGTTTAAATTATTGCTAGTTGGGAGACGTGCCGAAGCACAATCCCCAACCAACAAAGAAATTATTAAATATCATTCTGAGTTAATGCTCCACTTCCCTCTATTGATACAGAGTAAGTTGGTGCATCTTCTGTACCACCACTAACCTCTAGAGATGTAATAAAGCCAGAGCCACTATAAGTATAGTCTCCAGTTGTAGTACTTGCTAAACCAAAAGTAAATGTTACAGCAGTTCTATTGAACATTTGGTCAAATAATTCATCTACCTCAGTATCTCCAGCAACACCAGCGAAGTCCATAAGACCATCAGCCGAAAGACTGAAAGACTTTTGACCACCTAGTAAGTCTCTAAAACCACTAGAGTCTTTAGTTGAAATATCTATTGTATCTACATTCATTGAAATTGAAACATTCTGAGAATGCATCAATTTAGCTTCTGTTCCTCCATCACTAGGAGAAACCTTTAGGATTAAATCCGTTCCGTTAAAAATTGCCATTTTCTTTTAATTTTAAATTTATAATTAGCTAATATCTAAATCCTCAGAAGTTTCCTTCTTCTTAGACTTTTTCTTTGTTGTATCTATTGCATCATTGAACTTTAAAAAGTTTCTTACAACACGACCAACCTCGTAAGATTCGCCTTCTTTGTATTCTACTCCTCTACATTCAATGTCTTTTTTTATCTTTACTTTATACATATCTATCTATTTATGTTGAATCTGTAATCTTGTGCTATACCATATAAACCAATAGAACCAGCAGAATCATCGTAAAGCTCGTTCTGGTCTTGGTAAAATATCTTATCTACTACTACACCACTATATGTACCACTAACGTAGTCTAGAGCTGTTCTAATGTGACCAGCTAGAGTTATCATATCAGCGTAGCTATTGTGATATATGCTTATCTGTACTCTAACATAGTCATAAGTACTTACTCCGTTCTTAGTGTTGTTAGGCTCATCTGCAAACATCTGATAAGTAATGTATGGTAACTTAACGTCTGTAGGGAAATTGTAACGACTAGGAAATATTCTTAAATTACCGTCAGTAGTAACTAAAGGAGCAACATTTGAATCGTTGCTTAAAATATTATATATTACTTTTCCTATCTCCATTACTTCATTCTTTTGTCAATGAGTTTTTTTATTTCTCCTATTACACCGTTTATAGCTGTATTACCTTTACTAGCAGCAGCTTTATCTAACATTCTTAGTCCAGGTATTCCTCTAAATCCATACTCTAAAAAGTAAAAGTAAAATCCAGACTTTTCTTTAGTAGCAAATGACTTAGTAACTCTTGGTCCTACATATACTGTAGGTGGTTTGCCTTTTACGTTCTTTCCGTTGATTATAGCTAAAGACTTTTTAAGTTGTTTAGTTTCAACTGGCACAATAGATTTTAGTTCTTGTAGAATAGGCTTAGCAGCTTTACGCATACCTTGTCTCAATAGTGTCTTGTTTTTACTATCAGACATATTAAGTTTCTCTAAGTCCTTAATCAAAGAATTTAGCTCTCTCTCATCTATTTGCGCTGATACTATCATTGCTCTGGAAATGGGTTAATACCGTTATCTATTAATATGTTTATCCAATCTATTTCCTTAGTATATAAGTCTACATTGTCCCACTTAGTCTCTAAGCATTGATAAGTCTCTAGTACTCCATACGATACTATCGCCTCGCTATCGTTCCATACGATGTAGTAACTCTTTACCTCTGGGTAACATATTTCTGTTAATCTTAAACTCATTACGTTGTTAGTTGTGTTAGTTCGCTATCACTTAAAGCCTCATTAAATACTGCTAGTGCTTTGCATTTTCCGTAGAAAGGGTTACTGCCACCCCAATCAAAAGATAAATTATTAAGTCCACTAGGCATAGTGCCATTTGTATCAGTCGCTACTTCAACCCCATTTACGTACATTTTGTAGTCATCAGTTTTATAGCTGAAAGCTACTTTAATAAATTCTAAAGCATTTGTAAGCATAATTGATGGAGAAACAACAGCAGCTCCACCATTTCTTACAATAAATTGAAATTGATTTGCTGTGCTTTTATATCTTATTTCTACTACATTATTAGTAGAACCATCGTTCAAACTTATTTCTCTAAAAGTTCCATCATTAGCTAAAGCAGCTATCTCTGCATATAACACACCCTCTGTTGAGTTTATTAAGTCAGCACTACCAGCACCAGTTGCAGTCTCTGTAGCTCTTACTCCTTGTGTTGATAGGCTAGGCATATATGAAGTGGAGTAACCTAAATTCTCTATTTGTGCATTTGTAACACTACCACTAACTGTACTTGTAAGTGTTCCACTTGTAGCAGTAAATGTTAAAGATACTCTGTCATTTAATCCAGTTCCTACAAGACTGCCACTATAAGAACCACTAAATGTAATTGTTCCAGTTCCATAAAATGAAACAGAATAATCACTAGCTGATGTACTTATATTTTGTGTAGATAGTGTATCAGTATTTAAATATAAATTTGTTGTAGTAGGCTCTAACAATATATGACCATTATCTCCATTACTATCATAACTTATTCTTGGCACTCCAGTAGCTACATTAGAAACTAATCCACTAGAGTTAATTCTTGTAGCAGTTGAAGTTCTAGCAAAGTCAAAGTCTTCATAAGGCTCGTCTATTGGTGCTACGTTGTAAAGCGTACCAGCCTTGTAACCAGTAGGAGTTAAGATTATACTTGCTTTATTTAATAGTCCGTCTGCCATTAGCTTATATCATTTAATGTTTGTAAGAATGCTTGGCTGTCTGTAGTGTTTTCTACTACTCCTCCAGCAGCTACTACTCTTGTGTTTAATACGCTTATGTAATCGGCTGGTGTTGGGTTAAAGATACCACCATCAACAATAGTCCAACCATCATCCTCTATTAATCTAAATCTTGAAGCATAAGCAGACTCTGTAAATTGTGAGCCACCGAAGTTTATACTTATATCGTTATCGTGTACTCCAGCTTCCCAAGCTATTAGCGTTGCATCGTAGTTAGAAGTACTTAGACCACTAGCGTTCTGCATAAAGTTAGTAAAGTTAGAGACATTTGCAATAGTCCACGCTGCTAGAGATTGGTCGAATAGGTCGCAGTCATAAAACATATAACTCATATTATCTACGTTAGTAGTGTCCCAACTATATATATCTCCGTTGAATTGTGAACAGTTAAAAAACATATAGTCCATACGCTCAACATTAGAAGTGTCCCACGAGTTTAAATCTTGGTCAAAAGATGTGCAACCATAGAAAACACTTATCATACTTGTAACATTACTAACATTCCAACTATTTAAGGATTTATTAAATGTAGTAGAATTATAAAAACATTGACTCATATTGTTTACTGTACTTATATCCCAGTTGCCAATAGCTCCATCAAAGTTAGTACATTCTCTAAACATTTGATTAAAAGAAGTAGTAGAGATAGTTGGAGCATCTGTAGCACTAGCATCTAAATTAGTACAACCATAGAAAGCAGCAGAAGTAGATAAGTCTAAGACTCCCCATTGTTTTACGTCAAGCATTTTGAGCTTATCTCCAGCGTTATTGAATTGCCATCCTTGTAATGTTCCCTCTATGCTTATTTCGTATTGACCAGCACTACTATAAGTGTGTGTAACCTCTTGTTGATTGTAACTTGTTATTGTATCGCTAGAGCCATCTCCCCAATTTACTGTAGCGTTATAACTACCACCACTAACCAATGGCATCATAAATTGAGTATTTAAGCTAGAGCCACTAGATGTGTTCTCTGTGTCAATAGTAAAGACAAATTGATTAGGAGCTGTTTGTGATAAGTCTACTACGTCATTCTTCTCTAATAGAAGCACCATAGCATCTTTACGACCTACTTCCTTTATACTCTTGATAGAATAATTAGTAGAGCCATTAGAGATAAAATATTGTGGACTTACTCCAATGTTAGTTCTATATCTTATTAGGCACTCTATACGCTCATCATTGATTAAGGCATCAGCATCGAAGTTAGTGTTGCCACCTTTGAAGTCAAAGTCTGCGTAGATGGTAACGTAACTATTGTCAGATACTACTCTCTCGCCATAAGCGTTAGTAGAGTAAGTCTGTGTATATAGTTTTAACTTTCTATCTAGTTTGCCTATTATCATAGTTCAAGCAATCGGTAAGGAGTTAATAAGTGGTCTACCATTAAAGGTAATTCATTTACTTGAGTACCCATTACGACGTCCTGACGATTTTCGTAGTAACGACCAACAATGATGTAAATTCCTTGAATTATTGGAGCTGGAACTTCACTCGCTGTCCCACCTACTATAAACTCAACTTCTACAGCGTTTGGTCTTTCGTAAGTGTTTGGAAAGTCTCCGTCCTCCGATTCATATATCCTTCCTGGTCTTACCTTAGTATCTACATCGTAATTAGATGCTGCTAAGGTTTGTAATGTGTTGTCGGCATCGTAATACTTAATGTGAGTAACACTAGCAACATCTCCTACTTGTAAATCAATGTAAGGAGGAAACTCATCGTAAAAAAGATTGTACGTCTGAGTCATTAATCTACGTCTAGTAAACTCTTCTACAACTTGCGTAGCAACATTAATCAAAGAAGTAATATAAGTATTGTCATCGTCATAGTCTGAGTCTATTCTTAAAAATGCTTTAGCCTCTGATAATGATATTACCGTAGACGTTGGAGCAGTCTTTAGAACTAACTTACCATAAGGCACATAGTCAGAGCCTCTTAATGTGTTGAAGTTGTAGTTATAGTATTCCATTTAAAAAAAATTAATGGAGAGAGTGTTTCCACTCCCTCCGTTAAAATAAACAAATTATGCTTCAATCAAAGAAGCGAAAGCAGTATCGTTTTGTACAGCATCACCATCAACTAATGAAGTCAAGATATATCTTGGCTCACCAGTTCCAGCGTTAGTATAGATGTCATAAATAACGTCTAAACCACCGAACTGAGCAATGTGAACTTTAGAGAAGTCTCCAAATAAAGCGTGGTCTTTAGTAGCACCACCACCGTTACCAACATTACTAGAAACAAAAGAGAAATATCCGTTGATAGTTTTGTCAGAGTTATCATATAATGGAGAAACATTAGAAACTTGAGCAGCAGACTTAGCAGCAGTATAAGCATTAGTATCTACTAAGTAAGCCATTCTAGCACCTTCTAATTGTACACCAGCATCTAAGATAGCAGACTCAAGAGCGATTGCACTAGCAGCAGAGAAAGCAGCAGTAGAACCAGCAGCAGCGTCAGCAAAGATAGAAGTAGGAGCGTTAGATACATCACCAGTTCCTAATAAAGCAGCTTCTAATGTAGCAGCAACAGACTGAGCCATATTTCTTCTCAATGCAGCCTCGATAGAAGCATTTTGAGCGATAGCCTCAGCAGAAACATTTACAATAGAAATAAGTTTCTTAGGAGATAACGTTACGCTTGTAGCAGTACCATTAGCAGCTGGAGCAGAGCCACCAGTCTCAGCAACGAAGCCAGAGTTGATAGCGCTAAATACTGGGAACTTCATATTGTCTACACCAGCATAAAAATTAGCACCAGCAGAAGCTAAAACTAAGTTAGCCTCTAATTGGTCAGTCCAAGCCATAACCTCAGTTGCATTACCAGCAGCAGTAGCTACAGCAGCACGAGTTAGGATTGAAGATGGTATAGCGATACCTTTAAACGATTGACCAGTATAACGAGCCTCGTTTCTTGCTTCTTGGTCCATCTCTTTTACAAGACCTTCTAAACGACCAGTTGCAGCTTGATTCATAGCATCTTGGAAAGAATAGTCTCTCACTTCGCTAGGAGTGTTTTCTGTTACTTCTTTAACAGCTTTAGTTGCTTGAAGTTTCTCGAAAGATTCAGCTCTTACTGCCATCTTATTTAACTCCTCAACTTTTTCATTCAAAGAGTCAAAGTTGCTTTGCTCATCAGAAGATAAGTCACGACCTTCAGCAGATGCTACAAGTCCTTCCATCTTTTCGATAACTTCAGCTCTTTCCTCTTTATAAAGTTTTGATGTTTTCATTTTATAGAAAATTAATATTAATATTTATTTTTCAAGATTTTTAAACGCATTTCATTGAGGGAGCGTTGCTTTAAATCTTCTTCTTCTTTTATGCCCTCTAATTTTTCAGCCTCTAAACTTTCTTCTAGTTTTTTAGCTTGTTCTTTTTCTTGCCATTGTTCCATAGAACGTAAAGCGACAGAGCTACTAGCCTCATTGTAAGCTGGATAAGTTACAGCAGAAACGTCATAAAGTCTAGATACTTTGTTTATAGTTCTAACATTCATACCGTCTTTCATTTCCCAAGAGTCATCCTCTACAATAAAAGCAAAGCTAGATTGATTGATAGTTCCGTCTTTTAGTAGCTCCATTAAATCTCTTGAAGTTGATACATTAGGATTTAATTTAGCTTCGTACTTTAATCCTCTCTCATCAACAGATAGTCTTAGTGTTCCATTAGTCGTTCTAGCTAATGGCATACCATCGTGATTAATTAAAAATCTCACGTCATCTTCTAAACGACCTTCAAAAGCTTCTGAGCCTATGAACTCTCTAAATCCTCCTAAGTCATTAGACATAGAATTAAATACAGCACCGTAGCCTACTACTACTGGATTGTCCCCGTCCATTCTAAGCTCTAAGTCTTGAACGTCAATTGTTCTTATTTCTTTATTTTTCATATCTATAAATTTTTCTTCTTTACCTATTTCTTCTATCTTTCTTTTAGTCCAAGCAAAGCCAACATCTCCTCCCCATAACGCCCAAGCTATTCGACCAGCAGATGGATAACCTTCATCTCCACTATAAAAACCTTGTCCCTCTTTGTCTACTTCGTGTCTACTAAAATAAGAGTACATTCTTTTTATTGTTTCAATACTAAGGTTTACTCTGTTCTTAATATCTCTTGCTCTTGCAACGCCTACCTCTGTTCCACCACGTCCAAACTCCTCACGCCATTCTAAGCCTTGTGCAGCTTCGTCAGCCATCTCTTGAGTTGGCTTAGTGTTTATATCCTCTAACGCTCTGTCCTCTTCTAATTGTAAAGAACAGATTGCTAACCTTTGGTCATCTTCATACTCCTCTACCATAGTATCATCAGCCATACATCTCTCGATGAACTCCTCGTTAGTCTCGTCGATATTTTTAGTGGGTATCGGCATCTATTCTTTGTCCTCCTCTTCTACGTCTCCAACTGGAGCAAAGTTTAATGGCATAAATAACTGGTCACCCTCTGGACCTACTCTGTTCAAGTCCTCCATTCGTCTAATCTCATTAATAGACAAAGCACCTATACTAGCCATCTCTCTGTAATAACTTGCACGAGAAGCACTATCTCCTCTTAGTAAAGCATTAGCATCTAGCTTAATAGTAAACGAGCCAAACTCTGTTTCCCTAAATAGCTTTCTGTTTAGCTCTTGTTCTACCATTACCATATAAGGCATAAGAGTAAATCTTACGAAGTCAATACTCAAAGCCTCAATAGATGAATAGTTAGCAGCTTTCTCTAAGTGACCAATCAAAGATAATGGCACTTTAAATATTCTAGCTACTTCTTCAATCTGGAAACGTCTAGTCTCTAAAAGCTGATATTTGTTAGCATCAATGTTAGTTTGTTCGAATGTCATACCTTCCTCAAGGATAGCAGTCTTACCAGCTACAAACGAGCCACTATAGTTTTGATTCCAACTATTTTTAAGTCTTGCTACAGCTTCTTTACTTAGTTTGCCAGGATGTTTAATAACTCCACCAACTTGAGCAGAGTTTCCTAGATAACTATTGGCTGTATCGTTAGCAGCTATAGAAGTTGCTATTGTAGTATTCTGTGCTTTCAATACGCTAACTCCCTCACAACCATTAAACGATAAGTTGAAGAAGTGTAACATATCTTCTTTCATTACTCCAATCTCATAGTTTTTAATGTCGTAATATATTTGACCATCGTGCTTTATTACTTTGACATCTTCTGGATTGATAGGAATAAGTGAGATTGGTCTAGCGTTGCCATCTCTCTCAATGTAAAAATACGCATTCCCCTCTAGTAATAAGTTGGTCATTAGAGTATCTAGGAATGTGTACGGTGTCATATACTCGTTAGGATTACGAGCTAGTAGTCGGTAGATTGGATGGCTAACGTCAGTAATCTTATCGTCATCCTCCTCGACTCTGTAAACTTTTATGGGTAGACTTGCTATTGATTCACTAATAACTCTAACACACGCAAAGACTGCACTAAATGTTAAAGATGTATCTCTAGTAACTGCTGTTCTGTTGGCTGCACCATAGCCACCAAATACAGCCTTTAAAAAATTATCTCCACGCTTTTCTGAACGTAGGAAGTCAAATAGTCCCATAAATCTGTAATTACATTACAAAGATAAGAGAAATCGCAAAAGTCAAATCCATACTATTCCCCTATCATCATAGGTAGATGAGTCGCTAGAATCGTCATTCATATAACAGCCTAGAGCCATAACTAAAGCCACCATTCCATCAATCTTCTCAGTTGATTTACTCTTATCCATTTTAATATTTCCAGCTGGGTCTGTTTTCATAGCTAAGTTAGAACACATCCACCTCAACACTTTGTTACCAGCGTGGTTAATCTGTTTGCCTAGTACGATTTTCTCGAGTTCTTTGGTTGGTGCTGACATACTAGCAAAGCCTTGCCCATAGCTCTCCATTGGCAATCCATCTTCTGTCAAGTCTATAACTAATTGGCTAGAGTTCCATCTATCGTAGGCAATAGACTTTATGTTTACAATCTCAGCAACTTCTTTTATTCTACGTTTTATATAATTGTAGTCTGTTACATCGCCTTCTGTAAGTTCCATCAATCCCTCTTTTTCCCAACCGATATAATCAACTTGGTCACGTCTTGAACGAATGAAAGCATTTTCTTTAGGAGCAAAGAAGTAAGGGATAACCGTAAACCTATCATCTTCTGGAATGATTAAAACAAAAGCTGATATGTCTCTAACACTCGCTAAGTCAAGTCCAGCATAAGCCGTCATACCTTTATAATCCTCTAAGTGTATTGGAGCTTTGTTGCACTCCATCCATTGCTGGTCTGAAAGCCATTTACTAGCTGATGACATCCATTGTCCTAGATGTAACATTCTGAACGTATTCTCATAACTAGGTAGCTTGATAGCTTTCTCTTGTTCTCTTTTAAGATAGTCTAATTTTACAATTCCAGTTTCTATTCCTGGATTTGCTATTCTCAATGCATCCTCACTTGTCCAGTCTGTTTCTAAATCGCAAAAGTATTTTACATAATAAAAAGAATCATCCTCTATAATTCCCTCTGATACTTTACGACCATACTCCTCAGTCTTGTAACATATAGATTCTCTATTATATCCTGGAGTAGTAATAGCTATTGTCATTGGCTGTCTCCTACTACCTACCGATGTAGTCAAGGCATCCCATAGACTTGAGTCTTTCTGTACGAAAAACTCATCCATACAAATAAAACTAGCGTTGTATCCAAACTTAGAACTTGCCTCAGAACTAATAGCCTTGAAAGCTGAGTTGCTTTTCTCGTGGATAATAGAGTTTTTAAATACTTTCAGATTCTTGTTTAGTTGATTGTCAGCTCTTACCATTCCACTAGCTACGTCAAATATAATACCAGCTTGTTGTCTATCTCCAGCAGCTATATAACACTCAGCCGAAGGCTCGTTGTCGGCCAATAACATATACAAAGCTATTGCACTTATCAGAGTAGACTTTCCGTTCTTTCTTGGTAGACAAATGTAAGCAGTTCTAAATCTTCTTAGACCACTATCTCTATATTTCCAGCCAAATAAATCTCTTACTATTGTTTTCTGAAATGGCTCTAACTTAAATGGCTGACCACCTAACTCTCCTTTGATATGCTTTATGTGGTTCTCTATAAAGTAGACTACTCTATCGGCTGCCTTGTCATCAAAGTAAAAAGTCTTGTCCTCTTTAAGTTTCATATCAGCCTTAGTTGAGATTGATGTTCTTTAATTCTTTTTAAAGCATTATCATA